TATCAGTCATGCCATATATTGCATAAGCAAGGTAGGTATTACATAGTACACTTCAAGGAATTGTTTGCTTTGGATGGCAAACATGCTAACTTGACAGAGAATGACGTACAAAGACGTAATAGAATAATCAAATTACTTGTCGATTGGGGTCTAGTAGGTATATCTGACTCTGGATTAGAGTCAATATCTAATATGTCATCACTAAATCAAATCAAAGTCATCTCATTCAAGAACAAAAAGGATTGGGTGTTAGAAACCAAATATAACATAGGAAAAACTAAAACAACTACTAAATAAAAACGTCACCATTCGTGCGTGACACGCTACATACGGATATACGCTACCGAAAAGGGGGTTTCCACGACCCCCTTTTTTATGTCTGATTATATAATTAGTATTGTCGCCTACGGGGACATTACAATTAGACGCTTTAGGAGGTCACCATGTTCGGAAACGGATCTATAACTTTGTCTGTGCCTGACACACAGAAGTATCTTGAGAAGATACAAAGAAACATGATTGGATTTGATGATTGGTTCAATGAGTTCGATCAACACTTCGTAAACACAAACTACCCACCTTATAATAGTATAAAGGTATCAGAAAACCAGTATAGGTTAGAGGTAGCACTAGCAGGATTCAAGAAAGACAACATCAAAGTCTTCACACAGGAAGGTAAACTTACAATAGAAGGTAAGAAAGAGGATGGTGTTGCACATGACTATGTTCATAAGGGATTAGCACAAAGAGCATTTACTCGTACTTGGGCATTACCTGAGGAACTTGTTATTGAGAGTGTAAAATTTGAAGATGGTCTATTGTTAGTAGACATCAAGAAGGTTTTACCAGAATCACAACAACGTAAAGACTGGCTCTAAATAATACTACAACACGGTAGTATTGAGTGTACAAGAAAGTCTTACATCATATAAAAGCGTCAGATCTACGGGAAACCGCAGGTCTGACTTTGCGTTTTAGGGACGAATTGAATGATAAGTTCTGGGTAAATGGTACTTTGAGACCTCAAGTTCGTAAATCTATTATGAACTTTGCCAAAGCATTTGCTGACTACGTAGATCTGAATGACAGAGCAGTAGTTGATGTGCTTATGTTAGGTGGTAATGCAGGATATAATTATACAAAATATTCTGATATAGATGTTCATCTAGTGGTAGATACAAACTATATTCCTCAGTGTGACCCATTATTTCTTGATGATTATTACATGGATAAGAAGACATTGTGGGAATTGACTCATGATGTAAAGATATATGGTGTCCCAGTAGAACCATACATCGAAAGACCAGGTGTTACACGTAAGAAATGTCAGGGTGTGTATAGTGTATTGAAGGGATACTGGATACAGGAACCAACAAAGTTTGAAGATGACTTTGATGAGAATGAGTTGATGAAGAAGGTCAATAACATCAAGAATAAGTTGGATACACTAATAAAATCTGAGAAACCAGAGGCATTGAAAACAATTGTGAATAAAATAAGGATGGCAAGAGCATCATCACTAGATCGATATGGTGAATATGGTTTTGAAAATCTTGTGTTCAAAGAATTACGTAACAGTGGGTACATAGACAAAGTACGTAGTTCTATGCTATCCTTGAAGAACAAAAGTTTATCCTTATTATGATAAAGGTTATATTATTCAAGAACAATCTCGTTCTTATCTCTAGATTAGAAGAGGTAGGGTCTGAGATGGGTGAACCAGACTGTAAACTTATAGATCCTTTTGAACTCAAGGGTGAGTTCTTAGAATCATGGCCATCATTCAGTATGCAAAGAGAAATGATGGTTCACTCAGATAGTTTCCTCACTATTTTAGAACCAGATAAAGCACAATTAGACAAGTATCAAGCACTGATAGCACCAAGCAAGAAGGGTTGATGAGATACTATACCAATGTTCAGATGGTCGGTAACGACTTTCTGGTACGTGGATATGAAAATGGTAAATCGTTCACTACCAGAGAGAAATATAACCCTACACTTTTTGTACCAAGCAAGAAGAGAACAAAATATAAAACATTAGATGGCAAATATTTACAGAGTGTCAAACCTGGTTCTGTAAGAGACTGTAGAGAATTTTATAGGACACATGGTGAGGTAAAAGGATTTGAAATATTTGGAAACAATAGATACATCTACCAATATATCTCTGACAAATACCCAGAGAAGGAAATAGTATTTGATATCAACAAGATCAAACTTGTAACGATTGATATTGAGGTCAAATCAGAGAAGGGATTCCCTACAGTACAGGCATGTGATGAGGAGATGCTTTGCATCACACTACAGGATTATGCTACTAAAAGGATATTGACATTCGGTGTAGGTGCTTATCATCATAATGACAAGATGGTCAAGTATGTACAGTGTAATGATGAGTATGATATGCTCCAGCATTTTATAACATACTGGTCAGCAAATCCACCAGAAGTTGTAACAGGATGGAACTGTCAGTTATACGATATAGCATATCTTGCTAAGAGAATTACCAGAGTTCTAGGTGAGAAGTCATGTAAAAAATTATCACCATGGGGTCTAGTAACTCATGAAGAAATTTATCTACAGGGTAGAGCACATACTGTATATGATATTGGTGGTGTAACTGTACTAGATTACCTTGATTTATACCGTAAGTTTACATACAAAGCACAGGAGTCATACAAATTAGACTATATTGGTGAAGTAGAACTGGGTAAGAAGAAGTTAGATCACTCAGAGTTTGATACCTTCAAAGATTTTTACACTAAAGCATGGAATAAATTCGTAGACTACAACATCCAAGACGTTAGACTTGTTGACGCTCTGGAAGAGAAGATGAAGTTGATTGAACTTGCTGTGACTATGGCATTTGACGCAAAAGTTAACTTTACAGACGTGTTTTATCAGGTTAGAATGTGGGATATGATAATATATAATGACCTTAAACGTAAGGGCATTGTAATACCACCTAAGAAAGATGAATCTAAAAGCGAAAAGTATGCAGGAGCGTATGTCAAAGAACCTATACCTGGTATCTACGACTGGGTTGTTTCTTTTGACCTCAATAGTCTATATCCTCATCTTATTATGCAGTACAATATATCTCCAGAGACTCTTCTGGATGAGAGATATCCTAATGTAAGTGTTGATAAGTTACTGAATGAAGAGGTAGACCTATCTGGTTTAGATGGTGTGACTGTGTGTCCTAATGGTGCCATGTTTACTACAGAGAAACAAGGGTTCCTACCTAAGTTGATGGACAAAATATACAGTGAACGTGTTGTCTTCAAGAAGAAGATGATCAAAGCAAAGAAAGCATACGAGAAGAACCCTACTAAAGAATTAGAAAGAGAGATATCTAGATGTAATAATATACAGATGGCAAAAAAGATACAACTAAACAGTGCTTATGGTGCTATCGGTAACAACTATTTCAGGTATTATAAATTAGAGAACGCTGAAGCTATAACGCTAGGCGGTCAGTTCTCTATTCGCTGGATTGAGAATAGAATGAACAAATACATGAACAAAATTTTGAAAACTAATGAGGTTGATTATGTCATTGCTTCTGATACCGATTCCATTTATCTCAATATGGGTCCTCTGGTCAAAGTTATATACGAGAAACGAGAGAAGACTACTGAGGGCATTGTTGGGTTCCTTGATAAGATCTGTGAAGTGGAACTTGAAAGGTATATTTCGAGTTCTTATGAAGCGTTGGCCACGTACGTCAATGCCTTTGAGCAAAAAATGTTCATGAAGCGTGAGACAATAGCAGAAAGAGGTATATGGACAGCGAAGAAAAGATACATTCTAAATGCATGGGACATAGAAGGTGTGAGGTTTGCAGAACCTAAGTTGAAGATTATGGGAATAGAAGCAGTCAAGTCTTCTACCCCTGCTCCATGCAGAGAAATGATTAAAGAAGCATTAAGAATTATCATGAGTGGTACAGAGGATAATGTGATAGATTATATTGATGACAGTCGTAAGAAATTTAGGCAGATGGATCCCAGTCTCGTTGCCTTCCCTAGGTCTTGCAACAATGTAGACAAATATCATAGTAATTTTTCAATCTATACCAAGGGAACTCCCATACATGTTAGAGGATCTTTACTGCATAATCACTACGTCAAAAAGTATAAATTAGAAAACAAATACTCATACATACAAAACGGGGATAAGATTAAATTTTGTTATCTGACAAAACCTAATCCGATTCAAGAGAACGTAATCTCTTTCAATGGTGATTTTCCTACAGAACTAGGACTGAACAAATACATTGATTACACTTTGATGTTTGAGAAGAGTTTCGTGGAACCTCTCAAGGCAGTCTTAGATGCAATAGGATGGTCAGTAGAAAGGCAAGCAACACTTGAAAGTTTTTTCATGTGATGCTATAATATAATTTTACATCATGTTATGGACTTACCTATAGACGACAAAGAGTTTGACTATATCGTGCTTGCTCTCTGGAAGTGCAGGAAATCTGAAAATATGTGTGGTGATTTGTACGAGAAATTGAAGTTGGTAAAGGAATACAAAGATCAAGGTTTACCTTACAAGAAAATACTCAGAGAAAAACACGGTATCGTAGCATGAGAATGAAATTGTATGGAGCAACAGGCAAGGGTAGACTTCCTACGTTAGGATCTCTATTCGATATAAAGAATTACCCAAAGTTTGATGCAGCACTACATCAGAGTAGGTGGCCAGTGGTATGGTGGGATGAGAAAGTCGAAGCAAGAAGAAATAAAAAACGTATCCAACAACACAAGATAGATAGATTATATCCTAAGGTATAATGTTTTTTGAAAAAGTGAGTTTGGTCACGGGTGGGTTTGATCCTATCCACAGTGGTCACATACAATATTTTGCTAGAGCAAAAGATCTATCAAACTACCTAGTGGTTGGTTTGAATGGTGATCCATGGTTGACTAGAAAGAAGGGTCAGTATTTTCAGAGTTGGACAGAGCGAGCAGATATAATAAGACATTTGGATATGGTTGACGCTGTGATATCATGGGATGATGCTGATGATTCTGCCTGTGGTGCAATAGATAAGTGTCTTGATATAGCACAGGAAGTTATCTTTTGCAATGGTGGAGACAGAGGCAAGGGGAACACCCCAGAACTTGACAAATTCCAAAACAATGATAGAGTTAAGTTTGAATGGGGTATCGGTGGTACAGATAAAATGAACAGCAGTTCATGGATTCTCCACGGATACTTTGAAAGACAACGTAAACTTCTTGGCATATGAATTGTTGGCACTGTCAAACTGAACTCATCTGGGGTGCAGACTTCGATGGTGCAGACTATGGATGTGAGGAAGACTATTCTATAGTCTCTACATTTACATGTCCTAAATGTGAATCATATGTAGAAGTTTATTACCCAAATAAAAACTAATGGATTTTTTGAAAGACGTTATCAAGGAGATTGGAGATGATTACGCCACGGTTGCAAACAAAATCGATGATACGGAGAGAACGGTTGACACGGGTTCTTACATACTCAACGCTCTTGTTAGTGGCAGTGTCTTCGGTGGCGTTAGTGGCAATAAGATTACAGCCATTGCTGGAGAAACCTCAACAGGAAAGACTTATTTCTCCCTCGCAATCGTCAAGAACTTCTTAGACAAGCACCCTGATGGTGGTGTCATGTATTTTGACACAGAGTCTGCAATCACAAAAGGATTGTTAGAGTCTCGTGGTATAGACTTAGAACGTGTAGGTATTATAAATGTAGTTACAATAGAACAGTTTCGTAACAGAGCACTAACCGTCGTAGACAAATATCTTGGTTTGGAAGAATCAGATAGAAAACCTATGATGTTTGTATTAGACTCTTTGGGTATGCTCTCCACAGAGAAAGAGATCAAAGATGCACTGGATGATAAGCAAGTCCGTGACATGACTAAATCTCAACTTGTGAAGGGTGCATTTAGAATGTTAACTCTCAAATTAGGTCAAGCAAATGTCCCACTCATTGTCACAAATCACACGTATGATGTCATCGGAGCTTATGTTCCAACTAAAGAAATGGGAGGAGGTAGTGGACTCAAGTACGCAGCAAGTACAATCATATATCTCAGCAAGGGAAAAGAAAAGGATGGCACGGAAGTCGTCGGAAATATTATCAAAGCGAAGACTGTCAAGTCTCGTCTAAGTAGAGAGAATAGGCAAGTAGAGATACGTTTATTCTATGATGAACGTGGTCTGGACAGATACTATGGACTGCTAGATCTTGCAGAGAAGCATGGTGTTATAAAGAAGGTTGCTAATAGGTATGAAATTGATGGTAAGAAAGTATATGCTAAAGAGGTATACAAAAATCCTGAGAAGTATTTTACACCAGAACTAATGCAAGCATTAGATGAAGTATCAGTCAAAGAGTTTACATATGGAGGTGAATAAGTGACGGAAAGAGTTCCTCTTACCATCCTCAAAAATCTTATTCACAACGAAACATACACACGACAGGTCATACCTTTCATCGAACCTGATTATTTTGAAGAAAGGACAGATCGTATTGTTTTTGAAGAGGTTGCAAAGTTTTTGAATGAATATGATAAGACTCCTACTAAAGAAGTCTTGCATATTGAGGTAGAAAAACGAGTAGATGTTACTGAGGAGGAGTATAAAAATATAGAACAACTTATATCTGCACTTGATACGGAAGTGTCAGAGTCAAAATGGTTGCTTGATACCACAGAGGAATGGTGTAAACAGAGAGCGATATACTTAGCACTTATCAAGAGTATACAGATTGCTGATGGACAAGATGAACACAAGAAACCAGAAGCAATCCCTGCTATACTGTCAGATGCACTGGCAGTTGGATTCGACCAACACGTTGGTCATGATTACATAGATGATTCGGAGGATCGTTATGCTTACTACCACAGAGTCGAGAACAAAATACCATTTGATCTCGAATACTTCAACAAAATTACCTCAGGTGGGATCTCTGATAAGACTCTCAATATCGCTCTCGCTGGTACTGGCGTTGGTAAGTCTTTATTCATGTGCCATGTTGCTAGTTCATGTCTTGTACAGGGTAAAAATGTCCTGTATATCACTCTTGAGATGGCAGAGGAGAAGATTGCAGAGAGGATAGATGCAAATCTACTTGACACAAATATAAAAGACATTGCAGAATTACCTGAGAAAATATTCAACAAAAAGATAACAAATCTATCTAAAAAGACAGAGGGTAAGTTGATTGTAAAGGAATATCCTACTGCATCAGCACATTGTGGACACTTCAAGTCACTATTACAGGAGTTGAAGTTGAAAAAATCTTTCTCTCCTGATATAATATTTGTAGATTACCTAAACATCTGTGCTTCATCACGTTATAGGAGTGCAGTCAACGTAAATTCCTATTCATATGTCAAAGCAATCGCAGAAGAACTACGAGGACTTGCTGTTGAGTTTAGTCTACCAATTGTCTCAGCTACGCAAACTACTAGGTCTGGTTTTGCTAGTTCTGACCCTAATCTTACTGACACAAGTGAATCTTTTGGTCTCCCTGCCACTGCTGATCTTATGTTTGCTCTTATTAGCACAGAAGAGTTGGAGGGACTTAATCAAATAATGGTCAAACAGTTGAAGAATAGATACAATGATCCGACAATCAACAAAAGATTTGTCGTAGGCATTGACAGAGCAAAGATGCGACTGTATGATGTAGAACAGGGAGCACAGCAAGATATTGTTGAAGACATAGAAGTTGTGCAACATACAAAAAAAGAACAATCACAATCCAAATCTAAATTCGATGACTTCAAATTTTGATAAGTATGTTCGTTTCGTAAATCAAGTTACGAGTGACGAATCTAAAGATGCTGTAGCATTCATGA